TTCTAAGACAACCTTCAGAATCAATAAGGCCAGCCAAATAAGGATAATCTATTTCACTTGGAGTTATTGTAAGTTTTTCATTTTTGAGATTTTCAATGTCTTCTCGAGTAATAAGATTATTCATATGTTTATCCTTTCTAATATTAAAAATAATATCGTTTCTTTGATTGATAATTTGAGGATCTACAGTTTTGAAATTGTTAAATTCTATAAGATCATAAAAATTTATGAACAAATTGTTTTGATAAGTCTTTTCAACCAAATAAGGAAGAATTTGCTTACACAAAACAATCGAATCATATCCTTTTATAGTCCAGCAATAAGCTGTTTTATGGTTTGGCTTAAATGGTTTTTTTCTTATCGAACCACCAAAATTAATTTGGAATTCATTAAGAACCGGTTTCTTAACAGAAGTTATTTGAATGGATTGTTCATATATAACAATATTCTTATGTGTATATTTACCCACATAAAGACATCCATCTCCATCAATATAACCAGCTATATAAGACAACAAATTATTATTCATAGATATAACAATACAGACAAACTGAAGATTAGTCAAGACCCGCAGAGACTAAGCGGTTTAGATATTGGAAATATTCCAATATATGCGATAGTCCGATCCATTTCGAAAGATTTGGAGGGAGGATTAACAAGACTCCCCGCCTTAGAAATAAGGTCATAAAAGTAACAGATTGCAGACAAACAGAAGATGAATTGACACGTAATATGTTAGCAGGAACTGCTGCATTCATTAACTGTGTTTCTGGTTTTAATGGAGATAATCCTACTGAAATACAAAGAGTTGATGTATCTGAAGTTACAAGAACATTATTATCTAATAATGCTTATACAATTTTAGATAACATTGAAGGTGAAGATAAATTCGGCACTTCACCGATTAGGGACGCTTTTTTTGCTTTAGGGTCTACACAAATTACTGGTGATCTTGAAAGTGTTGCTGGATTTGTTCATAAAAATGATTACCCATCTCCAATGAATGCATTACGTTCAGAATGGGGTGCCGTTGGAAACTTAAGATTCTTAGTCTCATCAATTGGGTCTGTAACTCCAAATGCATCTGTAAGAGGTAGAAACGTCTATAATACATTTGTTGTTGGTATGGAAGCTTATGCTTGCATTGAACAAGATGGATACAGTGCTACATTTATTTATAGACCGCCAATATACGATGGTCCTCTTGCATTAAATGCTTCAGTAGGTTATAAATTTGCTGAAGTTCCTAGAATTACAAATGATTTGTGGGTTATTAATATGCGTTCTACAAGAACAATCTAGGACATAAGGAGAAAATATGGCTATGGATACAGTTGTATTACAAGGTAGATTTACGTCTGCTGGTATACCGGTAACTTTAAATCTCAGATCTGACGTAGATTGGATCTATGTTTATAATGAAACTATTTTAAATGATGCTGCTTTAGCTGCCGACCGTGGCGCTTGGTTCCAATGGAATCGTGGCATGTTACAAGGTCGTGGTCTTGAATATCAAAAGCTAGGTACAGTTGCTAATGATCCTATAACAACAGTACAAATTGCAGCAAATGCTGGATTCTTTTTATTTGATAGTACTATCTCTCAAAATGGACCTGCAGTAGCAGAAACTGGTATTACTAATGCTGCACAACCAGTAGTTACTACAGCAAATACAGGTCTATTAGCTACAGGAAGTATTGTAAGATTAAATTCTGATACTAACGTTCCTAATATAATGGGCTTTGATTTTGAAGTTGATGCTGTTAATATTGGCGCTAATTTCCGTATGCGTTACCCAATGGCAAACGTTCCTGGAGCAGCTGGTGCTGGTAATGGATTCTATCGTCAAATATATTTTGACCCAATGTTTTATCCAAGACATAGATTTATTGTAAATGTTACAACAGGCGCAACCACACTTATTAATACATCAGTAACACATCAATATACAGTTGGCCAAAAAATAAGATTTACGGTACCAACAGCTTTTGGCATGACTGAATTGAATGGATTAACAGGTACAGTTACTGCGGTAGTTACTGTAGATTCATTTATGGTAGATATTGATTCAACAGCATTTACAGCTTTTGTATTCCCAGCAGTAGCCGCTGTTCCATTTAGTTGGGCATTGGCAATACCTATTGGTGAAGATACAGGAGCAGCCTTACTTGCAGGTGTCGATATATTAGCTGGTGCAACAGTAAATGAAGGGGAACTTGGTCTAATGCTTATGGCTGGAAACGACAGCCCAGCAGGTGCCAACAACGATGTAATTTATTGGATTGCGGGTAAATCATTTAGTATAGATAACAGATAATTAAGATTGGAGTATAATAGAGGGGTGTCAAAACCCCTCTTATTTTAACGGAGATAAATATGGCAATTGGACAACCAATTAAAAGAGATGAATCTGATAAAAAAGATCAAATGACTCCTAAGACAAAAGAACAATTGAAATATATGCGTGATAGAGATCGTGAGGTTGTAAAAGGAAAGTTTATATTTCATGAAGTTCCAGGTGGCACATTAAGTTTTGTTTTTAAAGCTTATAAAGAAGATAATGTTGAAAGATACGATTTAACTGATGGTGAAATATATTCATTACCACTTGGTGTAGCTAGGCATTTAAATAAAAATTGTTGGTACCCTGTTCATGCATACCAACAAGATGATGCTGGAAAAGTAACACAAAAAATAGGTCAAAAAGTACGTCGTTGTAGCTTTCAAAGTTTAGAATTTATTGATACAGATGATCTTAATCCTACTGGTGATAGTGGAATTGTAACTGTTGAAAATGTAGGACCAAACACAGAGGTATAAATATGTTAACAGCCGCTACGGATAATATTTTAAATTACTAGTTATTATTTAGTGAAGTTGTTAAAGTATAGGAAAAAGCACTAAAGGAGAAATCATGGCTGATTCGTCTCTCGTAGCTATAAGAAAGAAAGTACGTAGATTAACAAGATCTATGTCTACTTCTCAATTAGCAGATGCAGAAATAGATGAATATGTTAACACGTTTATTCAGTATGATTTCCCTGAACATATAAGGCTTTTTAATCTTCACAAGACTTTAACTTGGTATACACAACCATTTATTGAAACTTATAACAACATCTCTTTAATGTCGGGTTTATTAAATTTTGATCAAACTAATTTAACTATTAATCCACCTATTTATATAGCAGGTAGTCAGGCTTTCTTTACTCAATCCAGAGAACAATTTTTTAATATTTATTCTTCTATACAGTCAATAACATCAACAGGTTTAACAGGTAACGGTATTAATACTCACTTTGTTGGAACATTATCACAAATTCCAGTTTTAAGGAATAATGTAACATTTGTATCAAATGCGACAGTGCTTGGTACAACAGTTGGTCTGAAACTTATTGACAATGGTGTTGGTGGTTTAGTTGAACCAGTTTTAGGTGGTGTAGGAACAATTAATTATGAAACGGGTGCTTTTGTTTTAGATTTTGCAATAGCTCCAGGAGTTGCCCAGCCAATTTATAGTGAAACTGTACCATATATTGCAGGCAAACCATTAGCTGTTTTGTATTACGATAATACATTTACTATTCGTCCGGTTCCAGACAAAGTATATCCAGTTAATATGGAAGTTTCTGTACGTCCTACCCAATTATTAGCAGTTATAGATAAACCAGCATTAGAAGAATGGTGGCAGTATGTTTCATATGGAGCGGCTAAGAAAGTATTTGAAGATCGTATGGATATGGATTCTGTAGCTCAGATTCTTCCTGAATTTAAGATACAAGAACGTTTATGTTTACGTCGTACTTTAGTACAACAATCTAATGAACGTGTTTCTACAATCTATACTGAAAATGCTGGTGGAGCAGGATTCTTTGGAGGAACTGGAATTTTCTAAAATTAAGGAGATATAGCTATGCCATATAATGCAAATATTCCAATAGCAACAGATCGTTTAAAAGATTCACAACCACAACTTTTAGGTAACTTTCAAGCTATAGGAGCTATAGCAGGTAATGGTAATCCGAATAGCGCTCTATTAAGCGCAGCTGCTGGTTTTAATTTTTTGTACATGCCAGTACAAGGAGCACAACCAAATTTTATAGCTACAACTACAAATATATGGACACAACTTAATAATATTGTTGCTTTAGGAAATACTAATCAAAGAGAATTGTTTATAAGAACTGATACAGCTAATACTGCTGCAAATCAAGGTATTCCAATTACTTCAGCAGGTAGAGCTGTTAAAGGTTGGACGTGGTTGCCTTCTGGCATATTATTACAATGGGGAAGAACGAATGTATTGGTAGCTGGAGCAAATAATAACGCAGCAACCGGTGGATTTGCTATCCCATTTCCAAATGCTTGTTTAAATGTGCAATTAACACCTGAAGGCAATAATCTGGTAGACCAAAACACAGCGATGTATGTGGATGCTGTACTAACAGTTAATAATTTTAATGTGTGGCTTGCAATGAGAGATTCATCAATAGGATTAATGCGCGTTCCTCTTGTTGGTTATTATTTAGCTATAGGATGGTAGCATGGCAATAGATCGTTTTCTTATAGCTCCTCTTAATTCCGGACTGCAAACAGATTTGAAACCGTTCATGATTGCCGACGAGGCCTTTGAACAGTTAAATAATGCTTATGTTTTTAGAGGACGCGTTAGAAAAAGATTTGGATCACTTTTATTAAATGGAACTATTGAACCAGAATACGCACAATTATACTCAAGATTAAGAATAAATATTGGTACAACTGCTCCTGTTACAGGTAATTTTGGCCCTTTTGTTGTACCAGGAAATGTATTTGGTATAGGCCAAATATTCTCAATTAACAGTGATTTTTATGTTGGCGACGATATATTTACTGTTGTAAGTCCGTTGCCTGGTCCACAACCTACATTATCTACTGGTGGTGTCGGAGGAGCAACAACTACATATGATGTTGCAAATGGAACTGTAATAGTTACAGGTAATGGCCATAATGCTAATACTCCTGTTTATTTCTATCCAGCAACTCCTGTTATGGGTTTAATAACATACGAGATAACTCCAATTAATGATGAACCTACTTTTGCATTTGATACTCAATTTTCATATTTTTATACAGCTGGTGGTTGGACTAGATTAGTTAGTACAACACCCGGTGTTGTTACACCAGTTTGGACTGGTATAGATTCTCAATTCTTTTGGGGTAATACTCATAGGGGTATACAATCAAATGATAATGTTCTTTTTGTATCTAATTATAATGCTCCAGATCGAATTCAAACTTGGAATGGGACAGATTGGACTACTTTCAATCCAATAGTAAATAATAGATATCGTCTTCATACATCAAAAATTATAGTATCTTATCATGATAGATTGGTACTCTTAAACACTAAAGAATATGATGAAAATTTAGGTATCCCAATTGCAGGAGCAATTACAGCTGCTGGTACTGGAAATCTTCCTGCTACGGTAGTCGCACCTGTTGGATTTGTATTTAAAGTAGGTCAAAATTTTACTATTGGAACTACTACTTATACTATTAATAGTATTGCTGCAGGATGGCAAGCAATGTTATCAACAAGTAAAGTAGCTACAGGTGATTTTGATGTTACTACACGTTCAGTAAGAATTGTTGGAAATAATGAAAATCCAAATACGCCAGTCTATTTCCAACCTAATAATGTATTACCTGGTACATCTGCACAAACTTATGTAAATCGTTGTAGATTTTCACAAAATGGTAATCCATTTCAGGCTGATGCTTTTAGAGATGACGTTCCAGGTAAGGGTGGCTTTATAGATTGTTCTACTCAAGAGGCAATTGTTACAGCACAATTTGTTAAGGATCGCCTTATAGTATTTTTTGAGAAATCTACTTATGAACTTGTTTATACACATAACCAAGTATTGCCATTCGTATGGCAACAAATTAATACAGAACTTGGTGCGGAATCTACATTTTCAGAAGTACCTTTTGATAAGATAACAATAGGGGTTGGAAGCAATGGAATTCATGCTTGCAATGGTTCCAATGTTGAACGTATTGATAATAAGATTCCAGATAAAGTATTTGAAATAAATAATGAAAATTTTGGTGTTGAACGTGTATATGGTATTCGTGATTTCTTTACAGAATTGGTTTATTGGTCTTATTCAGACCCTAATAGCCATCTTGCAGGCGATCCTGCTTATCCGACAAACGTCTTAGTCTATAATTATCAAAATGGATCTTGGGCAATAAATGATGATTCTATTACATGTTTTGGGTATTTTCAAAATGTTAACAGTGTAACTTGGGCAAACTCAAATCAAACTTGGCAAGAATCAATAGAAAAATGGGGTTCAGCTTCGAACTTAAAACTATTTAGAAATATAATAGCAGGCAATCAAGAAGGATTTACTTTCTTAATAGATACAGAATCAACTAGAAATTCACCATCCTTACAGATTACTAATATGACTTATGTTGGTGGTGTTATAACTCTAACTATTATTAATCATAATCTTGTCTTAGATGATTGGATTATTATTGAAAATGTTCAGGGTGTTACTGATGTAAATAGGAATATTTATCAAGTAAGAATAGTAGATGTAAATACTATCCAAATAACATCTGTACCTTTACCTACAGGAGTTTATATTGGAGGTGGTACTGTTGCTCGTGTTAGTAAAATAGATATATACAGTAAACAATATAACTTTTACCAATCACAAGGCAGAAATGCTTATATATCTAAGATAGATTTTAATGTAGATAAGACAGAACATGGTGCAATTACTATTGATTATTTCCCATCTTCTTCAAATGTTTCAATGTTAGATGAAGGCTTAATAACAGGTGCAAGATTGGGAACTGGAGTTCTTGAAACATCCCCTTATGCTTTACAACCATTAGAAACAGCACAAGATTATGTATGGCATCCAGTATTCTTACAAGCAGATGGTACCTCAATTCAATTACGTTTATATATGTCTGATGATCAGATGATAGATAAAGATATTGTCTGGTCAGATTTTCAGCTCAATGCAATTATTTTTTATGCCACACCAACATCTTACAGATTGTAATTAATTCTTTAAATATTCTATAATTATAATACTCTTTGTAAATGCAGACCAATCACTACCTGTTGTAATATATACATTTGTGCCATCCGCATACACTTCAATAATATCTGCCGCTACAAGTGATGGATAAGGTAAAGGTATATAATTTAAAGCCTTAGGATCTGTAGCGCCACCATAGATGTCTGTAATCATATAACCGTTATTGAAGTCGATATTATGACGAATGGTAGTTGTTCCTGTATTTGCAAGAGCACCTGTATTAAGAACCATTCTGTAACCTTGTCTTTGATTAGTTCCAGTATTTAAGTTTGAATTTAAATTTGGTGAAAATGTTTTACCTGTAATAAATTCTTGTCCATAAGGAAACATTGCAGATTCTTTATTATTGGTAGCTAAAAGAATGCTGTTAACGTTTTGTGCAAGACGAACTAATAACTCTTTAAACTCAGGTTTTGTTACATCAGTTGATTGTAATTGTGATACATCGAAGATTTGTGTTGTTCCCAGAAATAAACCATAATCACTTGAACTTGCCATAATATACCTCTTTTCTTTTTATATTTTAGAATATAATGAGCTTATATAAAAATTTGAAATATCAAATCAAGGAGATTCAAATGCCATTTTTTACAGGAACTCCAGGTGAATTTAAACAAATATCAAAATTTAATCCTGCTCAAGAACAAGGATTTAATACATCCTTACAACAAGCTTTATCTGGTTTGCAACAACCTTTAGGCCAAGGTTATGCTCCTATCGCACAACAAGCCAGATCGCAATTTAATCAACAAACAATTCCTACATTAGCAGAAAGATTTAGTTCTATGGGTGGACAAGGTGGCCAAAGATCAAGCGCCTTTCCTCAAATGCTAGGTCAAGCAGGTGCAGGACTTGAAGAAGGATTAGCTGCTGGACAAGCACAATTTGGATTACAACACCAACAATTACTTCAACAACTTTTAGGAATTGGATTAACTCCACAATTTGAAACTATGTATACACCAAGACAACCATCCTTTATAGGGAATCTATTAAGTTCACTTGCTCCAGGATTAGGTATGGGTGCTGGAATGTCAATGCCATATATGTTAACAGGACAAAATCCATTTGGACCACAACAGCAAAATCAATCCCAACAACCACAACAAAAATCACCTGCTGATATGGCAAAACAAATAGCAATGGCAGCAGCAATGTTTGGAGGAATATAAACCATGGCTATAACGATTTTACCAGCGCCAACAAGTTCTGCTCAAAATATTGGAACTGGTTTTGGATCAGGGTTTTCCCAAGGATTAGCACTACTTGCAAATATGAAAATGAAAGAATTTCAAGAACAATCTAAAATGAGAATGAGGCAGGATCAAATAAGTAAAGCAGCTCCATTTCTAAAAGGAATTCTTCCAGGGTTAACAAATGAAGCAATAGATGCAGCAAAATATATGCCACAATCTATATATTCAGGATTGTTACACAATTTAAAACCTAAAAATGAAGCTACACAAGAACAAATTGATTTACTTGTTAATTCCAGTGACGGTATGTTGTCTCCCGAGCGAGCAAGAGCATATCTAAATTCAAATTCTATGGCACAAAAATTGGTAAATCAGTCTTTATCTGCACAAAGACAGATCGCAAGAGAAGAAAGACAATCGATTGGTGTTTCCACTGAAGAACAACAAGCTCGAAAACAACAAAGATTACAACAAAAACTAACTCAACAACAACCTAAAAAAATAACCAAAGACATAGCTCAACAATTTATGCAAAAAGCTAAAGGTAATCCAGATATAGCAAGAAAAATGGCTATTCAAAATGGTTATGAGATATAACAATGGCAAAAGATATTTTTGATACATTGGCCAAAGAACAACAATCTATCAAAGGTGATATTTTTGATACATTATCTAAAGATCAACCATACGAATCAGGAATTATACCTGCAATTGGTCGTGGTTTAAAAAGTAGTGCTACAGCTCAATTGTTAGGTTATGAACCAGAAAGGCAAATTGAAAATCAAAGTTTTGGTGAAAGTGTTGCTCAACAAGCTGGTGAAGTTATAGGTGATATTCCTGAGATGATAGGCGGTGGTATTTTAGGTGGTGTTGCTGGACCTATTGGTTCTGCAGCTGCAGCATTTGGAGCACCTGCATTGATAAAATCAGCCGCAGCAGAAAGAAGAAGAAATATTGCACAACCTGAAGAACTAACAGCTTTAGAGCGTTTACAGTCACTTGGTAGAGTTGCTAAAGAAACTGGCAAGGCAGGTACTATTGGTGCTGCAACTGGTGCAGCTGGAAAATTAATGCCATTAGTTTCTAAACTTCCAGGAGTAGACAAGATATTACAAACAGGGCTTGGCAAAGGTTTAACAAAGGCAGGTTTAGAACTAGGAGCAATGACTGGTACTCAGGCAGCACTGGAACAAAAAATGCCTGAAACAAAAGATATAGCAGCTAACGCTTTATTAATGGGTGGTTTACATGCAGCAGGCATGGCACCTGGAAAGATTAAAAGTGCAGCATCTGGAATATATGAAATGTTACCTGAAAAGACTAAATCTCAAATAGGTACTATTGCGACTCATGCCAAAAAACCATTTGAGAAATATTCAGATCTTAAACAAAATTTTTATAATATGGCTAGAGAACATGTTGGCGAAAAAGCTGCAAAGGTAATTGAAAGTCAAATAGATTGGCAAGCAAGATTATCTAAAGCCCAAGAAAAAGGTGAATTTTCCAAAGAAAATCTTGAAGATATGATCTATTATCGTCAAAAGACAGGTAATCCTTTTAAGGAAGGTGATACTCCTGAAATGTTATCTAATCGTTTACCAGAACATGCTAAAAAATTTGTTGATGATATTGTAGTTCCACATCTTGAAAAATCACTTAAACATTGGAATGAAATAGCTAAAGATAATCAAATTACACCACGTGAAGGATTAGAAAATTATTATTTACCTGGTCTATATGAATTTGATCCAGAGAAATTTGCAAGAGCGACTGCAGATGTAAGTAATACATTTAAGAAAAAGAATCCATTATCTAATGCAAAGACATTCTTAACTTATGAACAAGCATTTAAAGAAAGAGGATTGATACCTAAATATAAGACTATTACTGAGATGATGCATGCTTATGACAATATTATGTCTAAGACAGAAGCAAATAGAAACTTACTTCAAAATATAAAAAATTATGAAAAAGAAAATCAAATAAAGCTTATAGTAAGACCAAATGATAGTTTCTATCAAGAAGCAAAAAAACAGAATTATGTACCATTTGATGAACCATTATTTAGAGTTAAATCAAAATCTCCTGCTTTAGTTAATCCAGATTTTGCTGATGTGTTTCAAGGTATATTCAGTAAGGATGCGTATAAGCCAGAAAGCAAATATTGGAGAGCTTACGATTGGGGAACAAAACAATTAAGAGGTTGGCATGTTGCGTTCAGCCCATTCCACTATCAAGCATTGGCAGAACATGCACTTGGCGCGAAAGATTGGGGATTTTTTAATATTAAAAAATCCGGGTGGATGGAACAAGGACGGCAATTAAGAAAAGATAAACAATTTATGATGGATGCAGCTCGTTCAGGGTTAGTCGTACATGAAAAAGCTGAAAATATAACTGCTCCAGGTAAAGGCCAACTTAGTTTTATAATCGATCGTTTACCTGAAAAAGTAAAAGGTGGTGTTACAGAAAAAACTCTAAACACAATGAATAATTACACCAAACATTTATTTGAGCAATATCATCCAAATTTAAAAGTTACAACTTGGAGAGATTTTGTTGATAAAGAAGTAGGTAAGCGTATTAAAAAAGGTGAAGCACCATCTGAACAAGAAATAAAAAAAATCAAACAAGATGCAGCTGATGTTGTTAATAATATATATGGTGGCCAAGAATGGCAACTTCCGGGAAATGGTCCATGGGATAGAAAAACCTTAGGTAGAATATTAGGTTATCCGGATTGGAATGTATCTACTATTAAGAATGCTGCTGATGCATTTTCTCCAGGATTCAAAGGTAGGCTTAGTAGAAAGTATTGGATTAAATATGGAATAGCACAAGTTGGAATGACATATCTTATGCGCCTCGCATATTCAGGACTAAAACAAACAGATCCAAGTAAATCACCAGCAGGAATCAGATTTGACCCACAACAGGCCGCAAAAGCACTAAAAGAAGGCATTGAAGATCCTACAAAATGGGGGCAATTTCCATTACCAGATGTTCCAGTAAATATAGGTGGGTATGAATTTAATCCGGGAAGAGATGAAAAAGGTAGAAGATTATATTCACATACAGGCAAGCAATGGCGTGAATTATATAGATGGCGACACTTTGTTGCTGAATTGTTTTCTAAACTTAATCCGGTAGCGCAAACAACATGGAATCAGATTATGGAAATTACACCCGGAGAAAAAGAATGGTATCCAGTTGAAGGTGAATATGTCGGAAGAAAAAAATTGCCTTGGGGTGGAACTGAAGAACTTACACCTGGACGAATGCTTTCAAGAGGTAAAAAATTAGCAAAAGATGTACTTCTTCCATATGCCGCAAGCAGTGCGATGGAACATGGAGCAGCATCATATTTAACAGCAGGTGCAGGAGCACTACCTATAAGTAAAGGGATGAGTTTGGATGCTTCAGGCCCATATATTAAAGAAGCTCTTAAAGCTAAAGATTTTAAAGAATTGAATAGATTAAGAAGAGTTTTAGTAGATAATGGTTATCAAAATAAACAAATAAAAAGTAAAATCACTGAGATGAGAAATGTTATAAAAAAGGGTTATTAAAACTTTTCTAATTTCCAACTCTTTGTAGAATCACGTCTATATGGTTCTAAATCAATCGTTTTTAGTAGCTCAATAGAACTATAGTCTATTGAGCCTTTACGTTCAACACATTGAAATTTAAAGCCTCCACCAATGGAACTCTTGTCTTGCGAAACTTCCTTAAGCTTTGCTAATAACTCAGCTTCCATATCTTCATATTGCTTCCTTAGCATCTTAGCTTTATAAGCCTCTCTTGCAATATTGATCCACAATTTATCTCTCTTTATAAAATCTTCCATGTCATCTCCTGTATCATTTATAACAATTTCATATAACAAATATAACAAATGTGCTTATATATGTCAACGTATAAGTTGTTAATATATTTAAGAAGAATACCATTCGAGATGTATATATATTTCTATAAATATGAGAGGTGCTGCCATGCGTAAATTTAGTTTGATATTCTTTTTAATTTTAAGTTCATCGTTGCATGCAAATACAAATGATGTAATTAATGGAATAGGAATTACTACATGTGGGGTTAATTTTATTTCTTCTTTAGTCTTATATGTAGAATCGCTTAGCCAGAAAGAAGAAAGATCAGATAGAGCAATATTAGGTACAGGGCATTTAGTTTTAGGCTCTTCTTTATTAACACAGTCAATGGTTACAAATGCAAAACATATTAAACTATTGTCACCTATTTCTATGGTAACTGCATTTTTAGCTTTAGGGGTGTCTTATATTATAAATAACAATCCAGAAGATTTTGCTCAGTATAATAAAACAGCAATCATATCTTCTATCTCTGGTATATATTTATATTTTCTATCAATATATAAATTATATAAATTATAATTCTTTATTTATAAATATATGAAAATATAAGACTTACTATAAAAAATATTATTTCACAGATTACTAAGATAATTAAAACATTCTTTTTTCTGAAATATTTATGTAATAGGAAATAAATAGGGGATTGTTCTGATAATTTTCTTGCTGTTAAATAACAATTTTGGCTACAGTATTTAGCATGTTTTCTCTGTGACAATAAAATGAAAAATTCTTTTTCACAAAACGCACAATTAAAGAATTTTTTCCTTGGCTTCTTCATAAACTTTCCCGTTTAATGCGTCTTCATTTAAAGCCTTAGCAATAGCCATTAATAACCAAGATTTTATGGTTAAATGATTTTTTGTAGCAATTAATTTAATGCTGGTGTGAAGTCCCCGATCAATATTTAATACTAAGCGTTGTTCATTTGGTTTCATAATATTCCTTAAATATATATATCCGTGTAACAAATATACATTTATAACATAATATTGTCAATAATTTTACTATATTAAAAATTCATATAGGTATAATATCTCGGTAGTTTTAAATTTTATTTTTGGGTCTCTATGATCCACTTCAAAGGAGATAAACATGGCAGTTAATAATTTAGCACCATTATTTGCGTATGGAATGGGAGATTCTTTGCTTCAGCTTCCACCACAACCAATAGTATCGCGTAGAAATCCCACAGCAAATGACCTAGCACAAATAGGTACATTATGGGTTAATACACTTACAAATACAATATTTGCTCTTGCCAGTTTAACTGCAGGGGTAGCAACATGGACATCTACACCAGCTGCTGGAGCAACAGTTCTTGCTTCTTTAGAAGTCACAGGAGCAGCAGGACTTGATGTTTCTAATGTAGCTTCAACAACAACAATCTCAAGTGTCTTTATAGATTTTGATAATGCTGGCGCATTAACTACAATAGCAGGAGATCTTACTGTTGCTGGTACAACTACATTTACAGGAGATTTAGATCTAACATCAGCAGCATTAATAGATATAACATCTACTTTAAACGCAGCTCCAGCAATTTACCTACATGCCAATGGTGGTATTGCTGAACAAATTAGAATTCATTCGGATCAAGGTACTTCTGTAAACTCAGTAGAACTTGATTCAGATGCAGGCGGTATTACATTAGTTTCAGGATTAGCTTCTACAGATGCAATCAATTTAAGTGCTACAGCTGGTGGTATTGATGTTGATGGTATATTACAAATTAACATAGCCTCAAGTGAAGCTGCTATAAATGCATTAAGATTGGTTTCTTCTAATGCAGCTGGCGGAATAGATATTGATTGTGGTACTGGTGGAGCAACTCTTGATTCAACAGGTGCTATATCTATAGATGGCGCTGCAGCTTCTAACTTTACAGTCGGTGGCGCTGGTATTGATCTCACACTTTCTTCAACTTTAGGAAGAGTAATAGTTAATGCTGAAGAAGCAGCCGCAAATGCAATTACTTTAGTTTCAGCAGCAGGTGGTTTAGATTGCAATACAGCCCTTCAAACAAATATTGATTCCTCTCAAGCAGCAGCAAACGCTATTAGAATTATTGCTTCAAACGCAGCCGGCGGAATAGATATTGACTCTGGTACAGCAGGAATAACAGTAGATACAACTGGCGCATTTTCTATAGATGGCGCATTGGGTTCCAATATAACAGTAACTGGAGCAGCTCAAGACTTAGAACTTTCTGCTATTGGAGGATCTGCACGATTAATGGCAACAGAAAATGCCGTACAAGCAATAAGATTACATGCCAATGGTGGTATTCTAGAAACAATACAATTACACGCAGATCAAGGTACTTCTGCAAATTCAATTGATTTATTATCAGATTTAGGTGGTATTACATTAACAGCTACAGGAAATGCAACAGCTGATGCTATAAATATTTCAGCACCAGCAGGCGGATTAGATGTAGATGCTGCTCTTCAAATTAATATTGACGGTGCTCAAGTTGCAGCTGATGCAATTAGAATTTTTGCTTCAAACGCAGCTGGCGGAATTGATATTGACTCTGGTACAGCAGGTACAACAGTTGATACAACTGGCGCATTCTCTATAGATGGCGCAACTGCATCAAATGTAACCGTAACAGGCGCAGGCCAAGACTTAACTCTATCTTCAGTTTTAGGCTCTGTGTTAGTTTCTTCAACAGAAAATGCCCCATTAGCAATCAGGTTACACGCTAACGGTGGTGTTACAGAAACAATACAGCTACATGCAGACCAATCAACAGCGGTTAACTCGATCGATTTATTGTCTGATTTAGGTGGCATTGCATTAACAGCTACAGCTGGAATAGTAGATATTAATGCAGGAGCTGCAGTTACAGTAGATACTACAGCTGGAATTTCTTTAGATAGCGCAACAGCTTCTAATATAACTGTAACAGGCGCAGGTCAAGATCTAACATTAGCATCTATTGGTGGTTCTGTTGCTGTTGTTTCTACAGAAGATATAGCAAATTCAATTTGGTTACATGCCAATGCAGGAGTTTCTGAAACTATTGAAATTCAGGCAGAACAAGGAACAACTGCAAATGCAATTACTCTTCAATCAGATCAAGGTGGAATAACACTTATAGCTCCAAATTTTGTGTCAAATGATGCAATTAATTTAACTGCTACAGCTGGTGGTATTGATGTTGATGCAGCATTGCAAATAAATGTAGCTTCATCTCAAGCTGCTGCAAATGCTGTTGTAATTAATGCATCAAATGCTGCTGGTGGAATTGATTTATTAACCGGTGGTGGTGAAATAACCATAAACGCAGCTGGTGGTAATGTAACTATGACTCCAGGAACAGTAGTTGCAGCAGGTCCAGGAGCAGTATTAAATTCTAGAGTTGGAGTAGCAACAATCACTGGCCAAGTTACTGCGTCAGGGGCAGATATCGACTTAGACATCACCAACGCTTTTATTGTTCCAGGTTGTGGAGTGCTTGCTACTGTATCTAATCAGGGTGCGAATGATGCAGACATCCAAATCGAAGGTGTTAATACCGCTACTGCTGGACATCTAATATTGCATTGCATCAATCAAGGTCCCGCCGCTCTTAATGGGAATATTACAGTAACTTTCTGGATTTTAAATTAGAGGTTGACTTTATATATTAACTTATACATCCTACATCAGATAACAATTTAATGTAGGATGTATATGGAAAATAAAAGAAAATGCACTGCGTGTTTACAAGTTAAAGATATTGCAAAATTTGATCGAAGTGTTGCTCGTGGGAAAAAGTATGGATATAGAAAAATTTGCTCGGCTTGTAGAAATAAAAAATATCATTCTTATGGTAAAAGATTTAAATGGAAAACTGCAAGTTATGATGAGAAAATGAAGCATTTACGTTTAGTATTCGATTCACATGTTATGAAAAATGAAGGTTGTTGGAATTGGCAAGGATGTAAAGATAAAAATGGATATCCACAAATGACTTTTGAAAAAAGACCTATGAAAGGGCATAGAATTTCTTGGCTTCTTGAATATGGTCCTATTCCAAATAAATTATGCGTTCTTCATAAATGTGATGTTCCATCATGTACCAATCCAAAGCATCTTTTTTTAGGAACCCCAAGAGATAATTTTGAAGATATGGTTAAAAAAGGAAGAAGAACATTCCAAATAGGATCAGAATGCAAACAAGCAATACTTAATGAACGCAAAGTGCGAAATATAAAAAAACTTTTAGCATTAGGAATAACCGAATCTAAAATTGCTAAAAAATATAAGGTTACAAGAGGGGCGATTAGTGATATTAAAAGGAATAGAAATTGGAAACACGTAAATATATAAAAATTTAAAATTAGGAGACTAAAATGTCATCATCAGCAGTAAAAGTGCTAGCTGAACCAGTACGTACTTTAGGTTTCGCAGCGATTGGTGTATCACATGCAGCAATAGGCACTGGATTCAATAGTCCTATAAGAATGTTAATTTTACAGAATTTTACAGATCAAACATTAATGTTTTCATTTGATGGTGTAAACGATCATTTACCACTTTTAAGTAATGGTTATATAGTGCTTGATATAACCGGTAATAAAACAAATCAAGCTGGAGAGTTTTCTTTTGCTGTAGGCACACACGTTTATGTAAGACTTACGGGTGGAGCTGCCACATTAGGTGATGTTTATGTCTCAAGTTTTTATGGTTTTAGTGTATAAGGAGAGATTGCAATGTCACAAATTGGAAGACTTATGGGAGCTGGTATTGGAACTCCCATAGATACAATAACAGGTAATGTTGGGGGTCAAATATCTCCAACTGCTCTTGGAAATATAAACTTACTTGGTGTAGGTGCTATAAATGTAACTGGTATTCCATTAACAAATACATTAGAAATATCTATTGATGCAGCAACGGAAATTAATGATGGCTCGGTAAGATTAGCTACAGATCTAGAAACCTTAATAGGAATGTCTACAACTTTAGCTGTTAATCCTGCAGAATTAAATGTCAAACTTGGTGCTCAAACTATAAATGGTTTAATGTATGGACAAGGTGGTCCAGGTTCAATGCTTGGCGCCTTAAATGCTGCTACAAATGGACAGTTACCCATAGGAAATACAGGTAATCCACCAACTTTAGCTACCTTAACAGCTGGCCCTGGAATTGGAATAGCAAATGGTGCAGGAACTATAACAATTTCTGCAGGTGTTTTACCTATTGCTTATACAAATGTAAACGCTACTCCTTATCTTGTTTTACCAGCGGATCTATATCTTAGTGTTGATACCTCTGCTTTACTAATTACTATTCAATTACCTAACGCTCCAGCACCAAATACAATCTTTATAATTAAAGATAGAACTGGAAATGCAGATATACGTAACATTTCAGTTACTACTCTTGGTGGAGCTGTTTTAATTGATGGTGTTGCCACTTTTGTAATGAACACCAGTTATGAGGCAATAATGGTACTGTTTAATGGTGTTTCATTCGAGACATTTTAAGGAGATAATATGGCTTATAAGCAACTTTCCCCAATAATTGTTCGTGAAGGTGGCACGGGCAATATTAGTTTAACTGACCACGGAGTTCTTTTAGGTTCTGGAGTAAATGCTATAACACCTATAGTTGTTGGTACAACAGGGCAACTTCTTGTTGGGGCTACAGGAGCAGATCCAGCATTTTCAGCAATTGCAGCTGGAGACTTTTCTTTTACTAATGCCGTTGCGGCAACTCCAAGAGTTTTAACTGTTGAAAATGATGATACTGATCCTGGATCATATGCTTGCTTAAAACTTTCAGCAGAGCCTGCTGGCGGTGATGCATTTGTATTTTTTGAGGTAGATTCAGCAACTCAATATTATTCTTGTGGTATCGATAATTCAGTAGCTGGCGACCCATGGAAATTAACCAACAACGTTGATCCAAGTTCAGGCAATGCAATAATATCTTCAACAAGTGCTGGAGTTTTAACATTATTTAATGATCTTGATGTTACTGAAGGTGGCACAGGCGTTTCAACTTTGACCCTTCATGGTATTTTAATGGGCAATGGAGCTGGAGATATTCAGGCAACAGGTGAACCAGCTAATGGCCAACTTCTCATAGGTAAAACTGGTGACTTCCCACAATTAGGCCAACTACAACCTGGACCTGGAATAGCAATTTCTAGTGGTGCAGGAACTATAACAGTAAGTGCATGGGGTGGTGGCGTATCATGGACTGTTGAAACAGTTAATTTAAATTTTACAGTAAACAAAGGAATTATTGCCAATAAGGCAGGACTTTTGACTGTAACATTGCCAGCAACTGCAGCAATTGGTGACATCTTAGAAATTACTAATATGAATACAGCAGTTGGTTGGAGAATAGCTCAAAACGCAAATCAATATATAAGATATGGAACCACACTAACAACAACTGGTGTTGGTGGATATCTTGAAGCAACTGCTTTAGGAAATTCTGTTAAATTAGTATGTATGGTTGCTGGTGCATCAACAGGCTGGGTAGTTCTCTCTGGAGTAGGCAACATTACCATTGTCTAAAGGAGATTGAATGGCAATTAATAATTCAACAGATACTTACTCTAATTCGCGTTATATTGTAGATAATGTGAGCCCTGGGTCTCCATACACTACAGTTCAAAGCGCAATAAATGCAGCAAATGCTGCAGGTGGAAGCGCTAGTATTTGGATTAGACAGGGGACGTATACAGAAAACTTAACTCTATATGATGGTATTAATATTGAAGGTCAGGAACAAACGTTATCTATAATTGTAGGAACTCACACACCTCCAGTAGCAGGATCATTTAGGTTTACACGTATTGGTTTAAGATCAGCCACACATATATTTTCTTCAGCAGCAGCTGGAACAACTTTATTATCATGTCTTAGATGCCAATTTGTTTTAACAAATGGCTATGTCTATAATCTTCCTAATTGGACTGGTGAACTTAGGTTAAGATGGTGCACTGATTATTCTACTGCTAATGGTGTTATTAATAACGCAGGCGGTTCCATAATTACGATAAACCATTCATTAATTGGTGCCGGAACTGCTAATATTCTTACAGCAAATGGCGCTGTAACTATGTTCAGTGTAGATCTTGGATGTCCATGTTTATTTAATGGTACAGGAACTACATTACTTAAAGGTGGAAGTTGTTTTGCAGGCAATATTGCAACAGCTAATACTAATACTGTAACTATAGCTCAATGTCGTATTTCAACTGGTGTAAATCAAGCAATAACGCACAATTCTGCATCAATTTTAGTGATTGATGAAGTTATTGTAAAAACATCTAATGCAACTGCTATAGGTGGTACAGGGCCTCTTAAGCTTATGATGGGTCAATTTCCTGATAATAATGTGATAGCTGGAACAATAACAGAAACCAATGTTGGAGTTACAAGAACAGCTGAAGTCTGGAGTGAGAATATCACACGTATGAACTTTACAGGTTTCTATTCTTGGGCAGCAGCTGGGCCATATTTTGATGATACAACACTTGGGACCTTCCAATTACTTGTTGGTGGAACTGGGTATATACAAAATAAAAAAGTGACTTGGGTAGCCCAAAATATAACTGGTATGACAGCAGGTAATACGTATTGGATTTATATAGATATAAATGGAACTATTGGTAAAACGTCTACAAGAACAGAAGCTTTATTTCAAGATTATATAGTTCTTTTTGAATGCCTTAGAGATTCAACAGCGGTAACTAATAATCAAGTTACAGTTAAAGAAAATCATCCATATTCATATCCAAGTTCTGTATCTAATTATGATCATGATGTTATTGGTACAGTTATAGAAAATACTGATAATGGTGCCAATATAACACTTGTTGGTACTCAAGGCATTGGTATATCAGGAGCAGATGAACTTGAAGATCATGGTCTTGATACAACAATTCCAGATAGTGGTGGTGTTGGAGTAACATGGATAAGAATGTTTACTCTTGCAGGTGGTAAATGGGCTCGTCAAAATGCTACAACTACTTTTACTGGATATTATAATAATGCAGGTACGGCTACAGCTTTAACAGCTGGAAGCTTTGGTGTGTATCGTTTGTATGTATCTAAAGATTCATTAAATACAACTACACCAACATATTTTGCTGTTCTTCATACGGCAGAGTTTGCAAATTTAATACAAGCTCAGACAGCTATAGCAAACGATACTCCTGCAAAAGCATCTGGTGAACTTGCATCTCTTGAATTAGCACAACTTGGCTTGATAATTTATAGACAATCTACAGCAACTATAGTTCAAGTTAACATATCCAAAACAACACTACGTGGCACAACGTCAACTGGTAGCGTAGGTACAGCTTCATTAGTAACCACAAATGTAACAAATTTTGATGGAATTCTTTCTTCTGCTGATACAAACGTACAAGCTGCATTAGAGACTATTGATGATTGGCATAAATGGTCAATAGTTACAGTTAATGCAGGATTGGTTGTTAACACTGGAACTATTGCTAATAAGGTAGGGCTATTAACTATGACTTTACCAGCCACTGCAAACATTGGCGCTGAACTTGCTTTTGCAAATATAAACACAGCAGTAGGTTTAAGAATTGCACAGAATGCCAATCAACAAATATTGGCAGGTACATCAGCTACAACTATAGGTGTTGGTGGATATCTAGAGACGACTGCATTACGTAACTCGGTAACTTTGGTATGTATAGTTTCTGGTGCATCAACAGTTTGGATGGCGATAAGTTTAATAGGTAATTGGACAATAGTTTAAGGAGATAATAATGGCAACAATAAATGCTCTTGATAATAAAACTGAAGTTTCTAATTTTACAATAGCGACAGGTAATCTAGCTCTATCTGCTACAAATAGTGCGTTAACAACAGGTGTTATAAATGTTAATGCAGCTCGTTTCATGCATAGTTTTGGTACAGCAAATACATTTTTGGGGGAAACAGCTGGAAATGGTTCTTTAACTGTAGCTACAAGTAAATTTAATGTTGGAGTTGGATACGCTTCACTGAAAGCTTTAACGTCAGGTACTTATAATGCTTCGTTAGGAGGAAATAGTTGTCAAGCTTTAACGACAGGTAATAATAACGTTGCGGTAGGATTATCATCTTTGTATAATATGACGCAAGGTGGTAGCAATGTAGCCATAGGACAAAGCGCAGGAAGTAATATTGTAACAGGTAACTACAATATTATATTAGGAAAAGAAGCAGGACTATCTCTAACTCTAGCAGATAGTAACAATATAATCGTAGGAAATTCTGGAACTGTCGGTGATGTTAATAAGATAATTATTGGTACGGCTGGTTCTGGAGCAGGACAACAAAATAAGTGTTACATTGCTGGAATAAGTGGAGTTGCGGTCGCTGGTGGATCACCCGTTGTTATCGATTCAAATGGCCAATTAGGCACAGGAACTGGTGGTGCCAAATGGTCAGTTGTTACAGTTGACGCTGGACTAGTTATTAACACAGGAACCATTGCAAACAAGGCAGGCTTATTAACAATGACCTTGCCAGCAACAGCTGCAATTGGTGACGAACTTGCATTCACTGGTATAAATACAGCAGTTGGACTTCGTATTGCACAAAACGCTAATCAACAAATATTCTTTGGTTTATCTAATACAACAGCAGGCGTTGGTGGGTATCTAGAAACTACTGCAATACGTGATTCATTAAGAATGGTTTGTGTTGTTGCTGGAGCATCAACTATATGGAATGTAACAAGTTCGACGGGTAACTGGACAATAGTTTAAGGAGATAGAATGGCAACAATAAATAGTAATAATAATAAAACGGATGTTTCTGACTTTACAATAGGTACTGGCGATCTTGCATTATCTACGACAAATGCTGCATTAACAACTGGAGTTATTACAGTTAATGCAGTTCCGTTTATGCATGCTTTTGGAACAGAAAACACATTTTTGGGTGAACTTTCAGGCAACGGTACATTAACTTCAGGTTCAAGCAAATATAATACTGGAGTAGGATATAGTACTTTAAATGCGCTAACGACTGGTTCTTATAATACGGCTGTAGGAAGAAAAGCTTTAATTCTTTTGACCCAAGGTAGTAATAATACTGCTATGGGAGCTAGTGCTTTATATAATCTAACGACAACTGGAAACAACACAGCTGCAGGATATAATGCAGGCGCAAATATAGTAACAGGCACTAATAATACTCTTTTAGGATATTCAGCAGGATCTTCTCTTACGTTAGCAAATAGTAGCAATATAATTATAGGAAATACTGGAACCGTAGGTGACTCTAACAAGATAAGGATTGGTACAACTGGCAGTGGCGCTGGACAACAAAATAAATGCTATGTTGCTGGAATAAGTGGAGTTGCGGTTACAAGTGGTTTAAATGTTGTAATAAATTCAAGTGGCGAATTAGGAACTGCTGGATTTCCTTTATATGAAGCTAGTGTAACATTGACATCAGCACAGGTAAAAGCTTTAAATGCAACACCAATTTCTATAATTGCATCCCCTGGTGACGTTTATAGCGTTATAGTTCCAATAACTACTGCTAGTAAATTGGTTTATGCTGGGACTAATCCTTTTACAGGTGCGGGGAATATTCAGTGTAGATATGTTGGTGCTGCACAAATGATAATACAACCAGTAACTAACTCTACTGTTGTATTATCTGCAGATACGATAGAAATTACTAATTGGATCAATGATTCTTATGCTGATACTTCTGCTGCAATGACAAATTTAGCAATAGAACTTTTTGCAGATGCTGCAATTACGGGAAATGCAGCTAATAATAACACGATTATAGTAAAAATTATTTATACAATAGTTTCTTTGCATTAACTAAAAAAGAACATACTAAAATAATTAAGGAAACAATTATGGCTACTATAAATAGTGTTAACAATAGAAGTTCAATTTCTAATTTTACAATAGGTACTGGTAACCTTGCTTTATCTACAACGAATAGTGCACTTACAACTGGAGTTATAAATATTAATGCAGTTCGTTTTATACATAGCTTTGGAACAGAGAATACATTCTTAGGAGCTTCTTCAGGAAATGGAAGTTTAACTGTAGGTAATGCTAGATTTAATGTTGGTATAGGTACAAATAGTCTACAGAGTCTAGTTACGTCTGCTTATAATACTGCTGTAGGTGTAAACAGTTCAATGTTTGTATCGTCAAGTAATAGTAATAATACTTCATGTGGAGTAAATACTTTATGCAATATAACATCAATTAGTGGAAATAATACAGCTGTTGGATACAGTGCAGGTAATAGTATTGTAACAGGCGCTAATAATACTCTTTTAGGATATTCAGCAGGATCTTCTCTAACTTTAGCTGATAGTAGCAATATAATTATAGGAAATACCGGTACCGTAGGTGATGGTAATAAGATTATAATTGGTACCGCAGGTAGCGGCGCTGGTCAACAAGATAACTGTTTTATTGCTGGTATTACTGGAAATCCACATATAGACGGTGGTGTTTCAAATTTTACATTTTCCAATGTTCAAGTAGATGCAAGTGATCAACTTGGAACTGACGAATATATACGTTTCGTTAATAGACCAACTACTTCAGCACATGTAAAAGCGGCATGGTACACTACGCGTATTGTTATCTTTAATGCAGGTGCTGGTAAAGTCATAGTGCCAATAATCGGTGCAACTAAATTGAGTTATGGTGGGACTAGTCCTTTTACAGGTACGGGATCACTTTTTTTTGTTAATAATACAAATATGCAAGCAATGAGCAATGCTACCATTACACAAAGTCAAAGCATGGTGGAAATTACTAATAATATTTTGACTGCTCATCGTACAATTGGTGCGGCAGCTAATCTTGAAGATGAACCAACAGACTTCTCTTCAGATGCTGCAATTACAGGAAACGCTGAAGATAATAATGTAGTTTACATGACTATAACTTATCGAATAGTTTCTTTTTAGAATAATAATAGGATTGCAATAATGAAAACCAAGCAAACTAAATAGGAGATAATAATGAGTTCGAATATTTCTGGATTAAATCCAATGGCATATACGGGGGTAGAGTCATCTACGCCACCACAATTTGTGATGCATAATAAAGTACCAACTCCAAATGATTTTATGAACTTTAATATAGGCACAATTTGGTTAGATACTTCTAGTTTAAGATTAGCTCCACCTGTATTACCAACATCTGACAATTTATATATGTTAGTGTCAAAAATTAATCATGTTGGAAGTTGGATGAGTTTTGGGGGCGGTGATGTCAATTCTTTAACAGGTGATACTGGTATAGTAGTTGATCCAGATGTTGCTGGAAATATAAATATTATTACAGGAAATGCTGTTGTTAACAGTGGTTCTAGTGTTCAATTTTCAAGCGTACCTGCACCAAATACTCTTCAATTGAATGTAACAGATATTTTATCCAATACGATTATTGGAATGAATTCAGGCAATGCTGCTATAACTGGTAATAGTAATACCAGTCTTGGAATGGGTACTCTAACTAATCTTACAACCGGAACAAATAATGTTGCTATTGGAATAACTAGTTTAGCTAGTTTAACTACAGGTAACTATAACACTGCTGTGGGGCAAAGAGCCTTAACTTCCATAACAACAACTGACTATAATACTGCAGTAGGAGCATCTGCTCTGTTTAGATTAACAACCGGTCTTTATAATACAGCTTTAGGAGCAGGGGTTTTAGACGCCGTGACAACAGGTAGCTTTAATACCGGAGTGGGAACTCTCGCCTTAGCACATGCAACAGGCAATGACAATACAGGGGTAGGCCAAAGTTCATTGTTTTCCTTAACAACAGGTATTAATAACACTGCTCTAGGATCAGGGAGTTTACTCGTCTTGCTAAGCGGTAACGATAATACTGCTATTGGAAGGACTGCTTTAGCCCATGCAACAATAGGTAATAATAATACCGGAGTAGGATCCTATTCATTATATGAGCTTACAACTGGAGATAATAATACAGCAAGTGGCTATCAATCTGGACAATCAATTTCTACAGGTAACAACAATACACTTATAGGATGGAATTCAGGTCGTTTATTAACAACGACAAGTAATAACACCAGTCTTGGTTCAGCTGCATTAGTAAATTGCATAGGATCAAATAATACATCTATAGGATATGGATCAGGAGCAACTTTTACAACCGGTAGTTATAACGTTATTTTAGGTGATTTAGCAGGAGTGTCATTAACAGTTGCAGATAGTAGTAATATAATTATTGGTCAATCAGCTTTTGCAGGTGATTCTCATAGGATAAGAATTGGAGCTCAAGGTGGTGGCGATGGGCAACAAAATCAAGCTTATGTTGCAGGAATAACAGCAACCCCAACAATTGGTGTAGGAGCTGAAGTTGTTTTAGTTGATGCTAATGGTCAGCTTGGTACGACAACGCCAGGAACTGCAACTTTGAATAATGGTGTTAATCAAATTGATATATCAAATGATGCAGCTGCAACTACAGTTAATATAGGAACAGGTGGAGCTAGTAAGCAAGTAACGGTAGGTTCGATCATAGTAGCTTCATCATTAGATTTAAGATATGGCGGCAATAATTTCAGTTTGGCTAGTGGTGTTGGTAATGCGATGACAGCCAGGTTTTCAGGTGAAATTAATTATCCATTACAACCAGCATTTTCTGCTTGGAATACAATTGATCGTCTTAATGTAACTGGTGATGGAACAGTCTATACAATGATATTTGATACAGAAATATTTGATCAAAATAATGATTTTGATGGTATTTCTACTTTCACAGCTCCTGTGGCTGGAAAATATTATTTTTCACTAAATACAACTTTAAGGGATTTGGGAGCTGCTCATAATAAGATGGCAATACATATTACTACTACAACAAGAGAATATCATGGTGGCCAACTAAATCCGGGCGTATGTAAAGATGCAAGTATACTTAACATGTTATCTCTGTCTTTTGGTACATTTGCAGATATGGCTATAGGTGATACAGCAATATTCACTGTTCATGTTGATTCAGGTCTTAAAACAGTAGGAGTTGTAGGGACAGTTGCAGGGTGTCCAGCAAATTGTCCACATACATTTGTTCAGGGTTGGTTAGTTTGTTAAGAAATGATTGTATTAAATGGAAATAAAAGTATAACAATTAAAAGAAAGATAAAAGTTAAGTATTAAGGAAAAACGATGGTACAGTTCATACCAATTATTATATTTGTTGGAGGGCTAGTCACTGGCTTTGTAGTAGACTATTCATTTTTCACGTATAAACAGGCAGCATTGCTGGAAAAGATGTATGAACAATCTGTTGAATTAGAAAAAGAAATATGTGACTACAATGACAATTTGGTATGGTTTGAAGATATTGAAAATGAAGAACTTTTTGGTGAAGAAAATAGAATGAGAAAAGAAGAGTTCCAAAAAAACCTTGAACTAGCTAAAAAAAAACATTCTACTTCGAATAAGAAAGTCTAATATATTTACTCTTAGGCTTTCTTGTTCTCAGCAAATAGTTTCAAACATTCGATTAAGAAAATTTCATTAGTTATATGTTCTTTGAATATTGTTTCAAAGAATGTACCCAATCTTTCCCATTGAGGTTTTTCAACGTCATAAGATAGTTGAATAAAATATTCAGGATGATCGCCTTGGACTATCCATATAGTTCCAACAGGTAACTGTTCAAACTTGGTAGGAGGGTTATATTTACTGATGATATTTTCATTCATTTTATTACCCATATTTTTAAAGAATTCATTCAACATAACTACACTCCTTTAATATTGGTTAACTATTTACCATTCCTCAAAGTTTTAATCGCCCTAACGCGATTGATTGCTGCTATAAATTTCGATTTTGGAATTTCACTTAATGACTGTATCTTCATACCCTCAAGAATCTGTTGAGCAATATTAGGATGCCCATCCAATTCATAATTAAGTTCTTCAAGTTGTTCTTTGGTAAGAGTTTCGTTAGTTTGCTCTCTTGAGTCAAATTTATTTATTTTTGAGTGTTCTTCGGTAAGCGATTGCTCACCGTCGTCATCTTCTTCTGAAGAAACTACCCCAACGATAGCAGCATAAGAATATCTACGCAAATAAGTTATAAGGCTGCCAAGGGCTTGAACGTCAGGTTTAGTAGGAACTATCTTCATTTGAGTTTCAATCCATTGCCCAGAAGAGTGAGCCAAAATTGTGTGGAGAACATTTTGGCCCTCTTCATTGGGCAATACTTGTTGGATGACAGAAAGCCCATTTTTAGTTAAGGCCGGCCGAGATACCCGCATGATCTCGGCAAGACTGGAAAACGAACTTTTAAAATAAGGGTTTTCTGCGTCAAGGTTAGCTGTTTTTATCTCGGATTGAGCTTTAGCCATTGCAGAGAATAATTCGTTTAATTCCTTTGATTTTGTTGGTTCTGGAGGTGTTTGTTTTAAGATCTCATTATTTTCCATTGCAATCCTTTATATCACTAAGAATAAGTTTTAGTTTATCATTTTCTTCACGCAGATATTTAATTTGTTTGAAGGTAAGTTTTGTTATTTCGTTCCATTGTATCTCCATTGTTGTATCTATTTTTTCAACTAACTCTTGCAATTCAAGAAAGTCCACATAAGGTCTGAGTCCATAAGATGGATCTGGATCAGAATGTAAATTAAAGCACATAAAAGTTATAGGTAACAATAAGATTTTTTTCATAATTATTCTTTAGCTTTAAATTCTTCTTTAAGAGCATCAAACAACTCACATAATTCAGGACGTTGAGTACGTAATAAACCTTCATGTGATTCTAATTCTTTTAAGATGTCATACATCTTTTTTTGGTAGTCTATTACTAATTGAGAAGTGGCTTTGGCTGCAACACCCAACTTACTAAACTGTTCCATCTTTTTATTTATTTGAAGTTCTATACGTTTATTTAATTCATCAATTGATAATCTACTTTTCATTGTTTCCCTTTGATCTATTTAAACATTAACTAACATTAGTGTAACACATAAAACAAACATTGCAAGTCTTTTTATAAAAGTTTATACTACTTCTATATAGAAAGGTTAAGATGAAAATTAATGAATATCTAAAAATAAAAGAAGCGGCGAAGTTTCTTGGGGTTTCGTTATTTACATTACGCAATTGGGAGAAGTTGAATAAGATTTCTGTTTATAGGAATCCCATAAATAAATACAGACTTTATAAGAAGGAAGACTTAGAGAAGATCTTAAAAGAATCAGGAGAATGGAAAAAAGAAAGTCCTAAGTTTAAATGTGATTATTGTGCAATGGTACAAAAGTGTTTAGAAACTTTAAAAGGCGCAAAGGAATAAATAATGAGATGGATTAATGTATTACATAAAATGCCAAAACTAAACCAACAAATATTAGCGTATGGTCAAGCATACAGTTTTTTTGATGGTCTTAATTCAGAATATATTATTGCAATGTCAATTTATGAAAGTGACAAAGAACGTTACAAAACTAATAAACCACAATGGACGTTTGGAGATGGCAAATTAAAAAACGTTACTCATTGGATGCCGTTACCAGAAAAACCTAAAGAATCATCTATAAAAATTCTAGAAAATCATTCAAATGAATATGATTTAAGCGAAGATGAAATACAAGAAAAATTTAAAACAAATAAATATCCGATAAGTTTTTCTTTGTTCAAAATAAACCAAGAAAATAAAAATATAAAAGATTGGTTAGAAAGTTTAGATGAAGCAACTTTAAAAGAAGATTTTAGTATAATAAATGAGAATGAATATAATGACGATTTAGCATTAACTGCAATGATTTATTTAAAATTACAAAATAATACAAGCTTTGATGAAAAGGAGATACTTGATATGGAATGTGAATTTTTAGAAATGTTTTTAAGTGAAAAATTGCGTCGTGAAAATATTGTTCATATAATTCCAGATGGTAGATGGAAAATAAAATTAGAATTTATTATTGCTAAAGAGACTGAATTGTAATAAGCTTTTTGGAATTTTAGATTGAAATTAGAATTCCTAGAGTAAAAATAAATAGACGCTGGTTTTTACACCAACGTCTTAAACAACTTTTCTCTACTATAAAAAAAGGTTTATTTATGATTCAAATTACCAAGTCTCCAATAAAAAATCAAGTAAAAAGTATAAAAAAAGAAAAAGACGCCTGTTTTAAGCGTCTTAGTCTATTTTCTAAATCCCTAACCCCCCGGTTAAGAACTAAAGGTAAAAGAACCCAAGCCAAAAACAAAGCAAAGAAACAAGGAAGTTGTTTCAATGAAAGCCTTTATCTAAAGCTAAAAGCAAGGAATTACACAGGAGTGATTCAATGTTAAAGTATTACTTTAAGTATTTAGTAAAAAAGCCTTTGTTTAAAGCAAAAACAAGGGTTGTTTTATGATTTCAGTAAACCAAAACTTAAATAAAAAGCAAGTCTTTATTTATGAATATCAAAAATGGAGAAATTTCAACCCTTTACCCAGGGATAGATTTATAGTTGGAAAAATAAAATCCTGGACATACAAGAAAAAAATGGCATTAAATGCGATAGTAACATTATGCAATAGATATCAAAATGTATACGCGACGGAAGAAACTATAGCAAAAATGGCACATTGTAGCGTATCAGCATTAAAAATATATTTTGATGAGTTTATAGAAGAAGGTTTAATGTCAAAATTTAATAGGGGGGTAAAAATAACAAATTTCTATAAAATATCGCCATGGTTTTCATACCAAAACATACAAGAACTTTTAGCTCAATTTCTACCATATTTCTATTATTTGCAAAAAAAGATTCAATCTCTGTTTCCAAGAAATTGGCTACAATGTACTAATGTTCTAAGAACTTATATATATAATGAGTTAATCTTAAGTAACTTTGATAACAAGATAAAAGAATCGGAAGAAAAGGAAAAGAACCAAAGGAAAATTCTACAAGGAAAGGTAGATTTACTTACAAAAGGTAACGATAGTGATATGAAAAAAGTTGTTAATGTTATTCCAAAGTATCAAACAAAATTACCTTTACAAAAAGAACCACAAACGTTAGAAGAAATGTTAAGAGCAAAGTTTAAAGATGCTGGAATAGAATGGGAAGATTAACGAGCGAAAGGTTTTAGAGTTGGAAAACAGAGTACGTAATAATCAAGTTATAGTACACCCACCACAACCATGGGTATCAAAAAGCTATAAAGAAAACATAGATCGCTTTGCAATATGGTATGAAGAATATGCTGATGATTATTCTACTTTTATGAATATCTCTAAGGAATCTCTACGATTAAAGTTTGTAAATAAATTGAACGAATTAATACAAACTCAGGAAAAGAAAGAACCAGGATTCCTTAAAATGGGGGGAAGTAATCAGGAGAATACAAATCCCCATGATGTACAAAAAGATTCGCCTACGTTAGAATTTGACTCAAATCCATTTAACTTTGACGATAGTTCTTCGTAGTTTTAACGAAGTAGAAGGATATCTTATGATGAATGATTTATTTGGGAAGCAACTTAACTTTACGGATGAAGAGAAGAAACTCCTAAATGTTTACTACCATTCCGGCAATATTTGTAATCGGTTTAACAACTGTTCTGAACTACATGAGTTGGCCGCCGCGCTGGTTAATGGTAGAAATCAAGAACTCTACTCCATTATTTCAGAGAATCCTGAGATTAATATTAATGAAGAAGAATGGGTACATGTTGACGCTCTAGTTTTACAATGGCGAAAAGAACTAGAATCAACTATAATAAACGAAAATAAAGAGAATGAAGAACGATTCATTAGAAAGCAAAAACGTGCAGCACGGGACAAATTTAGTAGCGGGAAGTGGTAATTATATTATTGATGGAAAACCAATCGCTCTCCAAAGAGCAAGACATGGGAATAAAAGGACTTGGGATCCACAAAAGAAGCTTAAGTTCTATCACGGATTAAACTTAAAGCAGCAACACGGTAGAAAACCATTATTCTTAGGACCTGTTAGTCTTAATGTTATATTCCATTTCCAAGTGCCTAATAAGTTATCTAAGCTAAACAAACAACAACTCCTAACTCAACCACATGTATTTAAACCAGATATTGATAATCTAATTAAGTTTATACTCGACCTGGGTAATGGTATTCTTTACAAAGATGATTGTATCTTTTATGAAATTTATGCTAAAAAAATATACGATACTAAAGGTTTTACCGAATTTACAATTAGAGTTTATGAATGAATTATGTATGATTTTATTTCTTTTGCTCTTTTATTCTTTTTAGCCGTTTCATTCTTATCAGTATTCCTATTCCCTAGTTATTTTAGTTTGTTTGTAATTGCTATTATGATTATATTTTTATTAATGAGATAAGGAGAACTATGGGGAAATCTTCTAAGAATAGCACGCGACCTGAAGAATACGACAAGTTTCGTCCTGCGGAACTAGCAACGCTATTGGAAGAATGGGCATTGAGAGATGATGTTTATATGATTTCTCAATTTTATATACCTAGACATATTCCCAAGACAACATTTTATGATCATGTTCGTAATAATAAAAAATTAAATACAGTTCATCAAATTGCTAAAGAAAAATGCGGTATTAATAGATTTCTTAAGGGAATGCACGATTCTATGAATAGTGTTATTGCTTTCCCTTTGTCCCAATATCTCGATGATTATAAAGAAGAACATAAATTTAGGGCCAAACTTAAAGAAGATAATAATGGAAAAACTCTTAAGCCTGAAGAATATGAGGAGATTTTAAGTAGGGTCTTAAAAACGGAGACACAAAAGAGAAATGAAGATACCAGTCGAAACACAAATAAAACTTAACCGTTTTAAGGCCCGTGATTATCAATTACCAATATGCCAAGCATTTGAAGAAAAAGGATTCAAAAAATTATTAATCGTTCTCCCAAGAAGAAGCGGTAAGGATATTGTCTGTTTTAATCTTATGTTAAAGGCAGCCCTAAAACGTGTAGGAATTTATTATTATCTACTGCCTACAAATAAACAGGCTAGGGAAGTAATTTGGCAGGGATTTACTTCTGAGGGTTATCCTATCCTCAAATTCATTCCTGAGGAGTTGATATTTAAGAAAAATATTCAACAGATGACAATAACATTAATTAACGGTTCTATTATACAATTTTCAGGTTCCAATAATTTCGATTCTCTACGTGGTGGTAATCCAGTTGGAATAATATTTTCAGAAGCAGCGTATTCCCATCCCCAAGCTTACCCTACTTTAAGGCCTGTACTTCTTGGAAATGATGGTTGGGTTATGTTTATATCTACACCATTTGGGGAGAATCATTTCTTTACGCTTTATGAAGTTGCTAAGAATAACTCTGATGAATGGTTTACTTACTTTAAGACAACGAACGATACGCGACATATATCTTTAGAGCAGATACAAAAAGAAATAGATTCTGGAGAGATGAGCCCAGATAAGAGTACTCAAGAGTATTTTTGTAGCTTTTCTATTGGTGCACAAGGTGCTTATTATGCTAAGTATGTAAACAATATGGAGCTTAATAACCAAATTGGTATTGTAGATTGGGAACCAAACTATCCTGTCTTTTCTGCATGGGATATTGGTATGCGAGATCAGACAGCAATATTAATGTTCCAGGTTATTGGTAGACAAGTAAATATTATAGATATGTATCAGAATTCTAATGTAGGCCTTGAGCATTACATAAATATTCTTCAAGCAAAACCTTATACATGGGCAAAGCATTTTGGGCCTCATGATCTTGCTGTGCGTGAGTTTACTTCAGGTGGTTTATCACGCATAGAGAAAGCAAGACAGTTAGGGTTTAATTTCTTATTAGCTCCTAATCTTTCTATTATTGATGGTATTGAATGCGTTAGAACTACATTGCCAAGAACGTATATTGATGAAAGTAAATGTAAGTCGTTAATAATGTCTTTGCGAAACTATCATAAGAAATATAATGAAGTTACAAAGATGTATGATAATCATCCACTACATGATAATCATTCACATCTTTGCGACGCTATAAGATATTTATGTTTATGTTTACCTAAATGTAAATCTGGTTCTAATGCACAGGATTTGGAAAAACGTTATAATGAAGTAAGATATGGTGATAGTGATATGCCAAATTTCTACAAAGATCATTATCCGGAATAAGGAGTCAAATGTTAGATAAAGAACAAGTTAAACTTTTAGAACAAATTAAGTTATTATTAGAAACTCAACTTATTGTTGATACTTCAAGCAGTAGTTTAATTGAATGGGTTGATGAACAAGTAGAAGTTTTAATCGAAGAACTAACAGGAAAGGAAGATGATGGATACAGTGATTAATAAAGAGACAAAAGCGTTACAACATTGTATTGCTTGGGCAATTCAAAATATATATAGCATTAATAAAGAAGCCTTAGCGATAATTGATAATAAAGAGATGGAAGAGAAAGAGAAGATTCTACTTCTTCAAGGCCAAAACGGTACTGACTATCGTATGTTAAATCTTATTTTAATGCTTAAGCCATCTATTGAATTTGTTAAAGAATATTATCCAGATCAACAACAATTTGTTGAATGGTTTGAAGATAAATGGAAGTACATTGAAGAAAAGAAACTAATTCAAGACAAATGTAATTGTAAGGGTTGCAAAGTTGAAGAACCCAAAGAATAGCTTGAAATAGTTTCCCACTAATTCTAGACTTGCAACATAATATCCATTAGAAATTAAGGAGACGATTATGTTGTTCCCTGAAATTGGACCGCAGTATTATAATGAACCCCATCGTGATGTTTTATCACGCATGGAATCTTTCTATGCTGAATCGATAACTATCAATCAAAGCTTTTGGGGTGAAGCGGACACTGACACTAGATTCGAATCTGGGGATCAAACACTCTGGAATGATATTTATGGTAATCTTCCAGCAAGTCGTCGTCGTCAATTTAATTTTAATCGTATTAGACGTACTCTACAAATGATAGGTGGGCATCAAAGAAGGAACAGAAAGTCTACAATTGTTACGCCTGTTGAGAATGGGGATTCTGAGACTGCTGATCAGTTTACCAAAGTTATTATGTGGGTTAATGATCAAGAAGGGGTTTTAGAGACCATATCAGAGTCATTTTATGGTGGTCTAGTTACTGGAATGAACTTGCTTCAGGTCTGGTTAGACTATAGAAAAGATCCAGTTTCAGGCGATATTAAAGTTGATAACTGTTCATATAATAGCTTCTTAATAGATCCATATTTCCGTAAACCTGACTTATCAGATTGCAGAGCTATATGGAAACGTTCATTTGTTTCAAAGCGTGAGATATTATCATTACTTCCAGGTAGATCTGAAGAAATATTAAATTTACATAGTAATGCTGAAGGCACTGGTAGGGATGGTAAGTTCCAGTTTATGCCTGAGTCTTATAATTATGGATATAAGAATCTTTATACTTATGATGAGTTTTACTATAAGGATTCAAGAACACAGAAGATGCTAGTTGATACACAAACTGGCGAGGCAATGGAATGGCGCTCTAAAGAAGAAGAAGCTTTAGGTGAGTTCTTAAGAACATATCCACAAGTTACAGTAATAGAACAAGAGATACCAACAATCCGTCTTGCAATTGTTGTTCAGGGTAAAGTAATGTACGATGGACCAAATCCTATGGGTATTGATAATTATCCATTTGTGCCGGTCTTTGCTTATTACAATCCACAATCACCATATTTCCCATGGCGTATTCAAGGTGTTGTACGTGGTCTTCGTGATGCACAATATCTATATAATCGTAGACGTCAAATTGAATTAGACATATTAGAGTCTCAGCTTAATTCTGGTTGGATATATAAAGAGAATGCTTTAGTTAACCCTAAAGATGTATTCTTGTCTGGCCAAGGTCGTGGTCTTGCTTTGAAAGAAGAAGCACAGATGACTGATGTACAACGAATTGAAGCACCACAAATACCACCATCAATGATTCAACTTTCAGAGCTTCTAGCTAAAGAGATAATGGAAATATCTGGTGTTAATGAAGAACTTTTAGGGTCAGCTACTGATGATAAGGCTGGTATTTTAAGTATGCTTCGTCAAGGTTCTGGACTGACTACTTTACAGAATTTATTTGATCAACTTGATAGGTCCCAAAAGTTACTTGGTAAGTTAATGATTGATCTTATACAAGTTAACTTTACTCCGGGCAAGATAAAACGAATATTAGAAGCTGAGCCAACGGCCCAGTTTTATAACAAAGCTTTTGGAAGATATGATGCTGCAGTTGAAGAAGGATTGAATACTGCAACACAAAGACAAATGCAATTTGCTCAGATACTTGAACTACGTCAAGCTGGAGTTCCAATTCCTGATGATGTATTACTTGAGGCTGCAACTATCCAAAATAAGAAAAAGCTTACAGATTCTATTCTTAAGAATTCTCAAGCACAAGCTCAACAAGCACAACAACAAGCTGAGATTACAATGCAAGAATTGCAGGCAAGGGCAAACTTGGCTAATTCAAGGGCTATGGCAGATCAAGGACTGTATGTGTCAAGAGTTCACGAATCGGCTGCTGCTGATGAGCGCGCAACTTTAGATAAGGTTAAAGCTATGAAAGAATTAGAAGAGATGGACTTGGGTCATCTTGAGAAATTGGTAGCTATATCTAATGCATTAAAAGCATCAGAACAACAAACAGCGGAGCGAGTCAAACCGCCTCAACAATAAATATCTTGCATTAATTACCAAATTTAATTAACTATAGGCACACCCTCTTCTAGTTAGAGGTAATAACCTTGTAGTTTAAAGACTACAGTTTCTAAGGAGTTCCTATGGCAAAGAAAAGATTTCATAGCAATGAATCGTATGCAGGATTTGAAGGCAAAAAAGGTCAAGAAGCATCAGATTCTGGTATGATCTCAGAAGATCGTTCTAAGATTGCTAATTTACCAACAGAAGTAATGTTCAAAAAATACCCTGAAGTAGCTTATTATTCTTATGATCTTGATGACACGCAAAAAGTTGTTAACAATCAAAGAAATAGTGATGTTCATGGTGGCAAGAATAAAACAAATAAAGAATATCCTGAAAAGTTTTAATAGGAGTCACTATGCCAGGCGTACCAAGAGTTAAAGGTAAAGCTACTCAAATTGCTTGGAAGATTTTAGGAGTCCCTTTAAATATGCAATCTAAAAAAACACCTAATCAAAAAAAGATAAGTAAACGATTGACATTTGAAGAGACAACTCGGGTGCGATAGAATTCTTTTTAACATATTAGGAAGAAGAAAAACGACCCTTCCCCAGCAAAATTCTTCTTCCTAATATTACAAGGATATTAATATGGAAATATCAAAGAACTCAAGACTTCACAAGCTAGCACGAGCAAAGAATCGTGATGAAGCTCGTGAAGTTTATCATAATTATGAAATGAAGCGCGATGATAGTAATCAATTTAACTATGATCGTGTAAAAGATTTAGAAAGTAAGTTTTATGGTGGTATAGATCCAAGACGTAGATTTGAGATGGCAGATGCTGGTATGATTCATGAAGATCAAACAGCTATGTCTAATCTACCTAGTAAAGGATATCAACAAGAATATCCACGTACAGGATTTAATTCCATTCCTTTCATAGACGATTCAACTAAGGAGTAATAATGGTAAAAAAACCTACAAAGGGTAAGAAGAAAATAGAAAAAGTGATGCATGAATTTAAAGAACATGCCTTAAGATCAGGGTCCAAAAAAGGTCCTAAAGTTACCAATAAACGCCAAGCATTAGCGATTGCTTTTTCGGAAGCTCGTAAAGAAGGCGCTAAGATTCCTAAGAAGAAAAGAAAATAGAATATCATTCATTCTCCACTCTCCGTTCCTTATCAGTTAATACTGATAGTGGATTGTATCGTTCGAACCTTACTAATAAACTGGTAAGGTTCGTTGTTTTATTTGTAGATTTGTCATATCATAATGTGAAAAATAAACATATTGTTTGAAATTAGGAGTGAAAAACAACCATGAAAAGAGATACAGTTGGTAAGATATCTTCTAAGTTATTAAATCAAAAATTTGATACACGTGATCCAATTGAATTAGAGAGAGAACTACATAAAGATTATGAACAAAACATTTATGAATGTCTTGAGCGTGGCAAGAAGGATATCACAACAGGAGATTTCTTTATTGTTTTAGAGACAAAAAAGGAACGGTTATTAGAGAATGTTGTACGTAATTATTTCTTTTATAGAAAGACTTGTCCTACACCAAACACAGATCAAACAGTATACCATTATCATAGATCAGAAGATCATATAGAGTTTTTATGGGTAATCCCTTCAAAGGATACATGCGAACTATTTAGGAACCACGTATTAGAGATTGCCCCTAATGAAAGGGTTCTTTTAAAGTATGTTTTAGACTATTATGATGGTACATTATTAAGATTGGCAAAAAAGTTAAATGGAGAGAAAGACGACAGTGTCTTATTAAATGATTAAGGAGTTTTATGTCATTTGAGATGAAATACGATAAAAATGGTATGCCTATAAAAGGACAAGAGCCTGTTATACAAGAAGAACCAACACCCGAAGTTGCAACTTCTCCCGAGGAAAATCTACAGCAAGAGACTCAAGTTTCTGAGGAGGTTGATAATACTCCTGAAGAAAATCTACAGCAAGAGACTAAGATTTCTGAACCTACACAACCTGTTAAACCGAGTAAAGAAGACAATCTTAAAATATTACGTGAGAGATCAGAAAGACTTGAACGTGAACGGGATGAAGCTGTACGAGTTGCTCAGGACTTACAATCTAAGATGCAACCAAAAACTATCGAACCTGAAGAAGATTTGAATGTTAATTTGAATCCTGATGATTTTGTTGAAGGTAAACATTTAAGTAAGGTTGATAAGAAGATACGCAAGTTAGAAGAACAAGTTAAGCAATACCAACAAAAGGCTACAGAGATATCATTAGAGGCACAACTTAGAACCCAGTATCCGGATTTTGATAAGGTTGTAACTAAAGAAAATATTGATGCTTTACGTTTAAGTGATCCTGATATTGCAGATGCTATTTACTATACACCAGACATATACAAGAAGGCTTCACTTGCTTACAAGATGATAAAGAAGCTTAATATTGGGCAAGAAGATGTTTATTCTAAGGACAGAGAAATAGCACAAAGAAATGCAGCAAAGCCTAAGCCTGTTAATATAGTATCACCACAACAAGGTGAATCGCCATTGTCTAAAGCTAATGCTTTTGCTGATGGTTTAACTGATGAATTGAAATTACAGCTGCGCAAAGAAATGGAAAATGCTCGAAAAAATATGTAATAAAGTCTTTCTTTACTCCTTCTTTTAATAAGCTAAAAGCCAAACTGTGCTTAAGTATAGATAGCAGTTTGGCTTTGGGACTAGAGACTTGCTGTTTTATAATATAATAACTCTTCTATTATTGCTAATCATAAATAATTGTAGTTATACTAATCACGATGTAACGAAGACTCATCAACTTCAAAAAAACAATTCGGCGTAACGACTTATTCGCCAAAGTCATGACGTATTTTTAAGCTTCGTCGGCTTATAGTGTTTATGTAAAATGTAAAACTATAAGGATAGCAATATGCCTATTACAACTACGACTTTGTTGCCCGCTCCAGTGCAACAAAGTTTCAGTTACAAATTATTAAGTGTCCCCGTTCCTTCGCTTATTCATAAAATTGCTGCAATGAAGAAGACCATGCCTCGCAATGGTGGTCGTGTTATAAGAATGAGAAGATATAACCCATTGCCAACTGCATTAGTGCCATTAGGTAATACAGGTGTAACTCCTCCTTCAGTACCATTAACAGCGGTGGATAAAATTTATGTCCACTTTAAACCAACTCTAATCGGCTTGGAAGCCTAAGGCGAAAGCTATGGCGACAAGGCGGAAGGCGCAAGCCACCGTGAGAGACTTAACGAGATGGCCCTTAATAAGGGATGCGAAAGTCCAACCAAGGCAACGAAAGGCCTTGAGAGATTTCCGAAGCGGAATCTCCGCCACGCAAGTGGTCAGTAAGGTTAAATTACAACCTGAAAGTAATAGCAAGATAGATGCAAGAATTGATTTCTATGGGCAATATATTCAGCTTAATGAACAAGTAACTTTACAATCTCAAGACCCAGTCTTAAACGAAGCAGCTGCACGTTTAGGCGTTTCCCTTAACATCATGGGGGAAGTAAAACTAAACCTGAATAACTTGGAAAACCTAACGGCAATAGCCTAAGGCAACCAGAGGGAACTTGACTAATGAGAACCTTTACGATTAAGTTCATGAACTTCAGCAATAATTTGTTCACGAATTTCTTGGCGCTTTTCAAACAAAGCACGAAAAAGTTCGGAATGACGATCTCCGCCATTTGGCAAGATTGTTTGTTGGAATTCAATCAATTTATCGCAAACTTCTCTCTTCGATCTAAGAAACGGCTGTATTTTTGGAAGGATTTCATAGAGTTTGGCAGCAGAAAGTGTCCAAATAGCAGAAGCTCTTTTGTTTTTCTTTGCTTCTACAAAACTGACACTTCCACCGAATCTTTTTACAAGCCAGGGCATAATCAGAAGTTTGGTATTGCCAATTTCTATGCTTATTGTATAAACTTCATTAGGTTTATTTTTAGGTTTCCATTTTTTTATTCTAAGACAACCTTCAGAATCAATAAGGCCAGCCAAATAAGGATAATCTATTTCACTTGGAGTTATTGTAAGTTTTTCATTTTTGAGATTTTCAATGTCTTCTCGAGTAATAAGATTATTCATATG